AAAAAAACTAAGAGGAGATCCAGATCTACTTTTCATGTATAAACTTGCAAAGGATTTGGGTCTCAAAGTAGCAGACGTTATGACTATGACAGCTGCTGAATTTGCTGGATGGGGAGCGTTCTACAAAATAGAACAAGAAGAAACCAAGAAGGCAATGCAAAGGGCTAAGACGAGGAGATAGCAGTGGACGCAACAATTAGTATAGGCGCAGACGTAAGACAAGCACTGCGTGGCATTGAAAGAGTAAACGATCGTTTAGAAAGAATGCAACGTGTTGCACGTACCAGTGCTACCAGTCTCAAAGGTATGGAACGTGCAGCAGGTGCAGTAAACTCAGCTCTAAGGGCTGCGGGTGCTGCACTTGTAGCATTTGGAACACAAAGAGCCATAAGTGGTATTGTTGATGCAACACTGCAAATGGAACAGTTCCGCACACAGTTAACCACATACCTTGGGGATCAACGTCTAGCCAACGCTGAAATTGAACGCCTAAGTGATTTAGCATCAACATTACCGCAAAATTTAAGCGAACTTACCGCAGCGTTTGTAATTTTTCAAAGAACAGGTGTTGATACTTCAACAGAAAGTCTACGAGCATTTGCTAACATTGCATCATCTAACGGTAAGAGTGTTACACAGTTTGCTGAAGCTGTTGCTGACGCTGTTACAGGTGAGTTTGAACGTCTAAAAGAATTTGGTATTAAAGTTACACGTGAAAATGGACAGCTGGTTGCTAAGATTGGCGATCAACAAGTAGCAGTTGCAAAAACTAGTTCTCAACTAGTAGATCAATTGAGAGCACTAGGTGAAGAAGGTGGACGTTTTGGCAATGTTACAGTTGGATCTTTAACACAAGCACTATCAAATCTTCAAGATACTGTGTTTAAAACAAGTGTTGCACTTGGCGGTCAAGGTTTAACACAAGCAATTGCAGATGTTGCCAATAGAATTACAGATTTAATTACAAAAAACAAACCATTAGTAAGAGAAATTGGTGTTAACCTAACCAAAGCATTCCTTGCTGTAACAGCAGTTGGTGAATTCCTAATTAAAAACTTGGGTTTGATTGGTAAAGCCATGATAATCCTACTCAAAATTAAACTTGCAATGTTTGCACTTAGTGCTGCCAAAGGTATGTTTGCACTAGGTAAAGCCATATTGGGTATTGTACCAGCAGTTGTTGGATTTGGTAAACAAGTACTCAATGTAGGCAAGTTTTTAATTGCACTTACACCAGCAGGTAGAGTAGGTAGAATTGTACTAGCAGGTATCACAGCACTAGGTGCTGCATGGGCTTGGTTACGTGGCGAAACAGAAGAAACTGCTGAAGCTACAGAAGAATCAACAGGTATAATTGGTGATGCATTTGCAAATGCTTTTGATGCACTAAGCATTGAAGGTTTAGACGAATTACAAAAAGATTTAGCAAGTATTGCTGTTGATGCAGAAAAATATGCACTTGAAGCAGATAAAGCTGCTGCCGCAATGGATGAAGCAGAAGCAGCCGCAGCACGTAATGCACTAACACAAGATGCACTTGCAGCAACTAAACAAGCAGAAGCAGATGCATTTACTGCATTACTTGACAAGTATGGCGAAGAAGCTGAATTAATGCGTATACGTGTTGAGCAAGGCGATGTTGGTGTTAAAATCAAAGAAATAGAAACAGAATTAGGCAGAGAACTTACTGAAATAGAACGTGAACGTGTAGGATTAGCTGTTAGACAAAATAGTATTGCAAGAGAACAAATAAAATATCAAGCAACAATCAACAGATACAGAGATCAACTTGCAGATACAACGCAATCTCAATATAAAGCAGAAATGGCAGCAATCCAAGAAGCAAAAGACTTAGCATTACAAGTATTAGAAGAAAGACGTGAAGCTGGCGTTATTAGTGCTGAATTTGAAGCAACTGAAAGACGTGATATTCATCAAGCAATGTTAGCAGAACAATATCGTTTATCAATGGAGTTTAATAAGCGTGCAAGAGAAAATGCATTAGATGTTCATAGAAGTACAGTGCATGAACAGATGCAAATGGATTTTAAAAGATATAGAAATTTGCAACAACTTGGTAAAGGTAATCTTGCTCAACAAGTAGGTTTGGATGAAAAAGAAATTGAAATGGTTAATGAAAGAATGGAGTTTGAAAAGAAATCAACTTTAGAAAAAACTCAATTCGCCATACAACAAGGTGCTACAGTATTTGAAGCACTAGGAGCACAAAACAAGAAAGCATTTGAAGCAGCCAAAGCATTCAACATTGCAAACGCTATTATGAACACCTATGCTGGTGCAACCAAAGCACTTGCAACTTATCCACCACCCTTTAACTTTATTGCTGCGGCAGCAGTTGTTGCCAGTGGTTTGGCACAGGTTGCAGCAATCCGCAGTCAACAGTACTCAGGTAGAGCACTTGGTGGTCCTGTTATGGGCAACACCAGCTACATTGTTGGTGAGAATGGACCTGAATTGTTTACACCAACCACTAATGGCAACATCACAAGGAATGGTGATTTAAATAGAGGAGAGCCAGTAAACATCAACTTCAATATACAAGCAAATGATGCTACTGGTTTTGACGATTTGTTGATACAAAGACGTGGATTGATTACACAAATGGTAAGTGATGCAATGACAGAACGTGGACAAAGGAGTATGTTATAATGAGCGGTACATTTCCTAGTTATCCTGGATTTACAAGTGTAAACTTTAGTATAAATGCTCCTACACTGGTTACAGAAACAATCAGTGGCAAGCGCCAACGTGTTGGACAAGGACATCAATTCTACAGTTTCACAGTAACGTATCCAAGTATAACAGCATATGATATGGGTCCAGTAATTGGATTCTTAGGAGCACAGTATGGACCTTTAGAAAGTTTTCAAATTGTGTTGCCAGAGATTAGCTATTCTAAGAATGCATTTTTAGACACTGGCTTGACTGTAACAACTAGTGCAGCAGCAAGCAAAGGCGATCAAAGTGTAGACATATCAGGTGTAACTGTAGAAAACACATTTATGGTTGCAGGAGACTTTTTTAAGTTTAACAATCATTCAAAAGTTTACATGTGTACAGTTGATTATCAACCAGGCAACACACTGTATTTTACAGGTGGATTGGTTGAAGATGTTCCAAGTGGCACAGGCATTACATATAACGCAACACCATTTACTGTTATGCTAGACAATGAAATACAACAGTACAGTGTTGGCATTGGTGGACAAACTACAATGAACCTTGACATGAGAGAGGTGTGGTAAATGCCCAAAGTATATCCTACAGCTATACAAGAAGAATACAATAGAAAGAATTTTATTGCTGTTGACTTAGTCAGCTTGTATTTGCCTGCGGGTACACTAAATTTTTGTACTGGTGGATTTGACTTAGAACATGATGGTGTTACCTACACAGCACAAGGTGAATTTATTGGCTTTTCAAGTGTAAGTGAAGACTTTGATGTAAGAGTTGGTAAGTTTACTATCTACCTAAGTGCTCTAACTTCAGGCATACTTGATTACTTTGTGGACCAAGACATTGAAGGACGCAGAGTTGTTATTTCAAAAGCATTTCTACAGATAGAACCATTTACACTTGATGTTATACTAGCACCTGTACTAATATTTGATGGACAAATTTCAAATATATCAATCACAGAAAGTGCAAACTCAGCTTCAATCAATGTTGACTGTGTAACACTGTTTGCTGACTTTGAACGCACAGCAGGCAGACGCACCAACAATGGATCAAACCACGCTTATCAAAACAACACATACGATCAAGCATTTAAACAGGCAGGTTATGTTGGAAACACAGAATTTTTATGGGGACGCAAACAATGATAGTTAGACGTATGCACCCTGAAGAGATTGATGTAACAGTTAATCTTTTTAACTATTACAAAATGGAAGCTGTAGAAAGTATTCCAGAAATTGAAGCACAGTATGATCAAGATTCAGTTCTAAAAACAATTAGAACATACAATACCTACAATGAATACATTTGGTTCAACGCATATGAAGGACAGCGTCCAGTGGGACTTATTGCAGGTTGTATAACTGCACTACCTTGGAATGAAGAACTTCTTGTAGCACACATAGACATGATATACATGTTGGACAGTCATAGAAATATGAGCAATGTTCGCATGTTGTATGATGAATTTGAAGCATGGGCAAAGATATGCAAATGCCATAAAATCACAGCTGGTGACATTGGTATAAATCCAGAACGCACACGCAAGCTGTATGAATATCTAGGCTTTGAACCTGGTGTGTTTATGATTAAGGAGTTTGACGAATGAGTTTTGTTGTAAAGGCAGTCAAAGGTGTTGTAAAAGCCGTTGGTAACATCATCAAAGGTGTTGTTAAAGCAATTGGTAATGTAATCAAAGCAGTTGTTGACTTTGTTGCAAGTCCTTTTATGGGATTGTTTGGTGTACCAGATGGCATGAGCGATGCTGCGGAGGCTGAACGACAACAAGGCGTACTCATACAACGCCAAGGCTCTAATGTAAACATACCTGTAATCTATGGATTTAGAAAAGTAGCTGGTACTGTTACATTTGCAGAAACAGGTGAAGAAAACAACAAGTATCTTTGGGTTGCATACACAATGTGTGAAGGTCCAGTTGAAG